CTACTTCCTCGCCAAGAGTAATACCTTCCCTGCTACTTACGTTAACAAGCTGAAGGCTGATGCCAAGGCGCGTGGCGTAGAAGTACCATATTATCTGAAGCAGTTTGTTTCTCGTGATGACGGTGTAGCACTGACTTTCAAACGTGTGAGTGATGGCAACTTTGTCCTTGAGACAGGTGGCAAGGCACTGCCGAAACCACCGCGCACCTTGGTCAAGAAAGCACAGAAGGCCAAGCACAAGAAAGCTATCAATGACTTCTGGGATTGGATGGTTGCGATGGCACCGATGATACCTACCGATGACTGGCAGTATACCGCCAACATGCGGAAAGAACTTATTATACATGCGAACCCTGAGTATGCGAACAGGACGTGGTTCTCGTCACGCGAGGACATTCCTGCAAACATTGCAATACGGATACTCACGGATTATAATAATCCTATGAGATTGAATATGGCAGTGAACTTCGTGTCACAGTCTGACATCAAATCTGCTGAGACGGTTGACGATGCAAAGCGTGTGAGGGCGCAGTACAACCGTTGGATCAACAAAATCTGTGGTTTCACAGTAACCAAGAAGTAGGAGAACGACATGGGTTACAAACATATCAAGGTTAGTGACGCACTAACAAAACAACAGGCAGGGCAGGTAGATGCCCCTTGCTTCGCAATCATGGCACTGCGCGACAAGATCAAGCAATCCGTTCGCGGGTTGCAGTTCATCGAGCGTAATAAGGAGTCACTGTATATCTACCGAGACGACTGCCCCTATGTGCTAGGTTGGATTGGCTACGGTGACTACCGTCAAGGTGGCGATGGCACAGAGATGTATGTCGTCCATGCACGGACGATTGAGAACGGTAAGTATTCCGATTACAACGACCAACATTTCATGAAGATGTCTACCAACATCGACACCGCACTCAAAAGTGTTAAGACGTACATCCGACCCTACAACCCTGTCGATCTGGCTGACATGAATATGAAGCAGGTATCCACCGCCATATCAGATGTGTCGGGTGCTGTGACATCCAAGATGCGTGAGATACAGAATAACATTGTTGATGTGCGTAGCTATGGTGACAACTCACAGACACGTTTGTTCACAGAACTCAAACATCTGCTAACAACTAATCACGAGTTTGTTGACCCATCGTTCGGGACCGCACTCATTGATTACTTTGCGGCTGTCGAAGAAGAGAAGCAGTACAAGGGGCGCAGTGTACCTATGTGGTTCGTGCGCGTGTACGAGCGGTTCGGTGCGCAAGCGTTCGATGTTCTGTCTATCGACAACGCTGAGAACTGGAACCCCAACATTGGTGACGAGCGATACACCTACAATGCAGATACCCTACCCGAGGACATCATGGGCAAGCTGTCCGTTCTCAATATCCTAAACGATGACCAGTATGTCGATGACGTTGGCTATCGTGCGAGTGAGGGTATGTTCTATGTTGTGCGTTAACGCCCAACAAATACCACCTGATGACAAAATATATCGTGTTTACATATGTCCGAACACGGATACTATCGCTGTGGCATGTATTGGCATGGATAGCGTTGACAGCGAAGCGGAAGGCGACTACCATTCAGTAGACGCTCTTCCTCTGTGGATGCAGGAGAAGATCGCTTTGTTAATGATGACTGGATTGGACAAGCCAACCAAATCAGTCGAGGGTGTTGGTAGACGAATAGATGCCAACACTTACTGGGTCTACCAAGTGTAGATGTTAGTGCGGCACTAACACGAGGGGCGGTTCGCCGCCCCTCACCAAACAAACCGATACCAGTTCCGAGGGGGATATATGACTGACAACCGTGGCGAAATTCAAAAGAGACTAGACGACAACATGTGTCCTTGGTGTATGGCTGTGCTTCACTTGGCGCAGGAAGAATACAAAGACGGTGAACGCATACTAACTCGTAAATGCTCGTCGTGTAGCGGAACGGTTGTAGACACATTCAAACATAAAGGAGACGCGAATGGCGATGACACCAGAAGCCAAGGTTAAGAAAAAGGTAGTAGAGCACCTAAAGACGTTAGGGGCATATTACTTTTATCCTGTCACTGGCGGGTACGGTAAGAGCGGTGTGCCTGACATCATCGGATGTCACAATGGCGCATTTTTCGGTATCGAATGTAAAGCAGGTAAAAACAAACCCACTGCCTTGCAAGAAAAGAATTTATCTGATATAAAAAAGAGCGGTGGCATAAGTCTTGTCATCAACGAAGACAACATAGATGACGTGCTGATCTATGTTGGTGGTAAGAACCACGACCCACGACAGTTGGAATTTGACTTTGATGTCGGAGGCTCACCTGTCTAGGCACTGCAAAAAATAGGAGAACGGCTATGGCCTTAGAACTTACTAAAACTGAGGGGGAGTTTTATGAACTGATGCAAGAGAGCGCACTAGGGCGCAGATGGTATCGGTGGCATAAAGACAACCCTGACTTCTTTCCCTTGTTTGAGCGGTTTACTTTTGAAGCGGTGAACCGTGGACACAAACGTCTTAGTGGTTGGCTGATTGCTAATCGCGTCAGATGGGAAACGTCTGTTGTCACGACTGGTGACGACTACAAAATTTCAAACGATTTCATTGCACTCTTTGCTCGTCTATTCATGGTGAAGCACCCACGCTACGAAGGGTTCTTCCGCACCAAACGTATGAAGCGTCTGGTTCGGGACATCATGCCCAAGGATGACGCGGCATGAAGAAAGAGAAAACTAAACAAGAGTGGCGGCACATTGCTCTGCACTGTGAGACTGCCTACCTGTTAGCACCGAAATGGTCACCGATGCGGTACTTCTTTAAGTGGGGGATTTGGTATGCAAACCGAAAAGCCCGATCCGCGAAAGAATGATCCTCGTCTCACCTGTGTCACTACGCAGTATAAGTCGTTACGGCAAGAACTGTCGGACGCAGAGTGGGATGAAGACCCTCGTGCTGAACTTATCCGTACTGAGTTTAAGCACTACGAAGCCTTGCTGAAGCAGGGCGTATTGTACGAGCCAAACTTTTAGGAGAACTATCATGGCTACTAAATCATCCCCGAAGGCCGAAAAGGTCTGGGCATATCTTGTTAAAAATAAACTCGCTACCCCTGCCGAAGTCGCAAAGGCAACAGGCGTGTCCTATGGATACGTTTACAAGCTGATGAAAAAGATCGGCACACCAAAAGAAGTTTTCGAGGAGGAAGCGAAAAGCACCGCAAAAAAGCCCCTAGCCTCTGGGGGCGTATTAAAAGCGTCCTCGGGGGAAAGGCTAAATCTTCTTAACGAAGCAATCGAACTCACTGGTGGGGATCGCAATGCCGACTACGGTGACCCATACGACAACCACAAACTGATAGCCGATATTGCCACACTCATTACAGGTAAAGAACTTACCGCGTATGACATTGTGATGGTGCAGGTGGCTACCAAGTTGTCTCGTATGAAAGTCAGTCGGACAAAGCGTGACCACTACGTTGATCTAATGGCATACGCAGGTATCGCCTACGAGTGCTTGCGAGAAGAGGATATAAGCTGATGGACTTAATAACACTGGATTTTGAAACATACTACGACAGGGATTATTCCCTGTCGAAGATCACGACTGAAGAATACATCCGTGACCCTCGTTTTGAGGTGATTGGTATTGGTGTGAAGGTCAACAACCAACCGACTGAATGGGCGAGTGGCACACATGAACAGATCAAAACATATTTACAGACATTCGATTGGGCGAACTCTATGGTTCTTGCTCATAACACCATGTTTGATGGGGCTATTCTTGCTTGGCAGTTTGATATTCATCCTCGCGTGTTTACCGATACTTTGTGTATCGCCCGTGCTTTACATGGGGTGGAAGTTGGTGGAAGTCTCAGGGCGCTCACTGAGCGGTATCGTATCGGAGAGAAGGGCACGGAAGTCATCAACGCCCTCGGGAAGCGGAGAGCCGACTTCAGCGAAGCCGACCTCGACAAATACGGTGACTACTGTGTCAACGATGTCGAACTCACATACAAACTCTTCAACATATTCCTCAAAAAAGGATTTCCGAAGACTGAACTAAGGTTGATCGACTGCACACTGCGGATGTTCATTGACCCTGTGTTGGAACTCGATATTGGACTACTTGAGCAACACCTTGAAGATACGCGGGAACGCAAAGACCAACTGCTTGAAGCGGCAGGTGTGTCTAAAGAAGACCTCATGTCCAACCCTAAGTTTGCAGAAGTATTGCAAGGTTTAGGTGTGAAGCCCCCAACGAAGATCAGTCTTACCACTGGTAAAGAAACTCTGGCGTTTGCTAAGTCGGACGAGGCGTTCAAGGCATTGGCTGACCACGAAGATGACAGGGTGCAAGCTGTGGTAGCGGCGAGGCTCGGAACAAAGAGCACACTGGAAGAGACACGGACTCAGCGGTTCATCGACATAGGTAAACGAGGCACCCTGCCTGTTCCTGTCCGATACTACGCCGCACACACTGGACGATGGGGTGGTGATGACAAGATCAATCTTCAGAACCTACCAAGTCGAGGACCGAATGGTAAGAAGCTAAAGCGGAGCATCCTCGCCCCCGAAGGCCATACACTCATTGACGCTGACAGTGCGCAGATCGAAGCGCGTGTTCTTGCGTGGCTTGCCGAACAAGACGACCTGACCAGCGCATTCGCAAATGGTGAGGATGTGTATGTAAAGATGGCATCACGCATCTACGGTGTTGCCGAAGAGGAAGTTACCAAAGACCAACGGTTCGTGGGTAAGACTACTATTCTCGGTGCAGGTTATGGCATGGGTGCACTCAAGTTCCAAGCACAGCTAAACACGTTTGGACAAGAAGTAGAACTGGATGAGGCCCGACGGATCATAAACATTTACCGTGAAGCTAACTGGAAGATCAGCCACCTATGGCGTGACTGCCAGAATATGGTTCGACACCTGATAAACGGTGACAGCTATCAGATAGGTCGGAAGGGTGTGCTGAACGTGTTGGGATCGGAACGTGGTGTCGGATTACCGTCTGGGTTACTCATACGTTATGACGACTTATCAGCAGAGCAAGGTGAAAGGGGTCTGGAGTATAGCTACAAGACACGCCGAGGACGCACCAGAATATATGGTGGGAAGGTAACGGAAAACGTCTGCCAAGCGATAGCGCGTTGCATTATTGGTGAGCAGATGTTACAAATTGCTAAGAGATACCGCGTTGTACTAACCGTGCACGATTCGATTGTGGCCTGTGTTCGTGACGAAGAAGTCGCAGAAGCACAAGCATATGTAGAAAAGTGTATGAGGTGGACGCCCGACTGGGCTGAAGGTCTACCGATCAACTGCGAAAGTGGAACTGGAAAATCTTATGGGGATTGTGAATGAGCGTTGCACCGTGGTCGTTTAGTAAAATAAAGGCATTTGAACAATGCCCGAAACAGTTTTACCACGAGAAAATTCTCAAAGAGTATCCCTTTGTCGAGACGGAAGCTATCCGCTACGGCAGTGAGTTTCACAAAGCCGCTGAAGATTTCATGGGCGATGACGTACCACTCCCTAAGAAGTTTGAGTATGCGTTGCCAGTGTTGGAGTCCCTGAAGGGCAAGCGTGGTGTCAAGTTATGCGAACGGAAGATGGGCGTAACCGAAGACCTTAGACCGTGCGACTTCTACTCCAAGGATGTTTGGTTCAGGGGTATCGCTGACTTGTTAATCATTGATGTGTTAGCAGAAACCGCATGGGTCATCGACTATAAGACTGGTAAGAGTGCCAAGTATGCAGACAAGGGGCAGTTAGAATTGATGGCTCTTACTGTGTTTGCACACTTTCCAGATGTGAAGAAGGTCAAAGCAGGGTTGGTGTTTGTTGTTAGCAATGCCTTGGTCAAAGACAGCTATGCCGATTTCGATAAACCGAAACTGTGGGAGAAGTGGCTCTCTAAGTATGAGCAGATGAAGGCCGCTTCCGACAATAATGTTTGGAACCCTAAACCGAGCGGACTGTGTAAAAGGCACTGCCCTGTCACCGTTTGCGTCCACAACGGAGGTCATTGATGCCATATAAAAACAAACCTCGTCCGTACAAGAAAGAGTACGAGCAACAGAAGAAACGTGGTGAACACGCGGATCGCATGGAGCGACAACGTGCGCGGCGTAAGATGGACAAGACAGGTAAAGATGCCAACAAGAATGGCAAAGCCGATAAGCGCGAGGGTAAAGATGTAGCACACAAGAAACCGCTATCTCGTGGGGGTACTAATAAAGATGGCGTTCGAGTGCAGAGCCGTAAGAAAAACCGTGCGGCAGGTGGTGCGTTGAGCAAAGGCAAGAAAAAGAGTTAGTGCACCACTAACAAAATCACGCCACTAACATGGCGTTGCGATGGAGAACAACGTGAGAATACTTGAAAACAAGGCGTTACTGTTGCGCCTAAAAAACCCTAATAAAGTTACGACTGTTATACCGAACAGCAAGGAACTTCCCGACAATCAGGTTGCGGTCAAGTGGGGTGTTGATGAGGCGCACACCCTAAAGAAACTAAACATCAAGAACGTGCCATCACCCATTGAGGGTAAGTACGATTGGCCCGGGCAGTATAAGCCATACACACACCAACGTGTTACAGCGTCTTTTCTTACGATGAACCGGAGATCGTTCTGTTTCAACGAGCAGGGTACTGGCAAAACCGCCTCTGCAATCTGGGCGTCCGACTTCCTGATGAAGCAGGGCAAGATCAGACGTGTGTTGGTCATCTGCCCTCTCTCGATTATGGACAGCGCGTGGCGCAATGATTTGTTTTCATTTGCGATGCACCGAACCGTGGATGTGGCATACGGTGCTAAAGAAAAGCGCAAGAAGATAATCAACCAAGGCTCTGATTACGTCATCATCAACTACGATGGTGTGGAGATTGTGGCTGACGAGATTGCCAAGGGTGGGTTCGATTGCATCATTGTTGACGAGGCTACACATTATAAGAACGCACAGACCAAGCGATGGAAAACACTGAATAAGTTATTAACGGACGACACTTGGCTCTGGATGATGACTGGTACACCTGCGGCTCAATCGCCGTTGGATGCGTATGGTATCGCCAAGCTAGTCAACCCGACTGCGGTACCGAGGTTCTTTGGATCATGGCGCGATCAGGTCATGCGCAAGATCACGCAGTTTAAGTGGCAACCGAAAGAGGATGCGACTGATACGGTGTTCCGCGTGTTGCGACCCGCGATCCGCTTTACCAAAGAAGAGTGCCTTGACCTACCCGAGATGGTCTACACCAAACGTGAGGTCGAACTGACCCGACAGCAAGCCAAATACTACAAGCAACTTAAAGATAAACTTGTTTTACAGGCGGCAGGGGAAGAGGTCACGGCTGCAAACGCAGCAATCAACATGAGTAAACTCCTGCAAATATCTTCTGGTGCGGTCTATACCGATGGCGGAGAGAGCCTAGAGTTCGACATCAAGCACCGTTACAAAGTGTTACGCGAAGTGATTGACGAGAGTTCCAAGAAGGTCTTGGTGTTCGTACCATTCAAACACACGATTGATATTTTGACTGCGAAGCTACGCGCCGATGGGGTTACCACTGAAGTAATCAGGGGTGATGTACCTGCACCGAAGCGTACCGAGATATTCCGACAGTTCCAAAAAGAAGATGATCCAAAGGTGCTTGTCATCCAGCCGCAGTCAGCCGCACACGGTGTTACGTTAACAGCCGCAAACACAGTTGTGTGGTGGGGTCCAACCAGTTCGTTGGAGACTTACGCCCAAGCTAATGCTCGTGTTCACAGGTCAGGACAAGATCACAAATGCACCGTCGTGCAGCTCCAAGGTTCTCAGGTAGAGAAACGTGTTTACGCACTATTAGACAATAGAATAGATGTACACACAAGAATGATTGATCTTTACAAAGAAATACTTGACTAAGATAAAGTTTGCCAGTAGAGTGAACATCCCGACACTTTTTGTCGTGCGAAAAGGAGAACATTATGAGTGAGGTAAATGATGGGTTGGCTCAAAAGCTGACCAAAGTCTACTTGAAAATCCGTGATGAAAAGGCTCGCCTTTCTGCGGAGTTCAAGAAGCAAGAAGATGACCTTAACCAACAACTGGATAAGGTTAAAGCCGCGCTACTCGACTTCTGCAAAGAACAAGGAGTTGACAGCGTAAAGACTTCAGAAGGTCTTTTCTATCGTTCCGTTAAAACACGTTACTGGACTAGCGACTGGGAAGCTATGCACCAATTTGTCATGGAGCATAACGTGCCTGAGTTTCTGGAAAAGCGTCTTAACCAGACGAATGTAAAAACCTTCCTTGAAGAAAATCCAGATGTGGTTCCCAAGGGGCTAAATGTGGATTCTGAATATATCATATCTGTGAGGAAAAAATAATGACT